GCGTCGTTCTCTATAACGCTCATTCGGGCTGTATGCTTGGCTTGTTTTTCTTCCGCTTTATTATTTAAATATGTCTTGCCTAACTCAGTAGCACCGCCTAGCAACGTACCTAGTAGGTTTAGCATAACTTAACCTTTTATTAACCATAGCTTTATAGCGAAGACAATCAATGCTTGTAACATATTCATCTCCTACGCCGCGTTTAAGACTTCCATCACCGTGACTAGTAAAGACCCAAGGCTTGTAACACTTAGGCCCATCCATTTCATCCACTTTTCCGCCAGAGCCTCCATACTATTCTCTTTTTCCCTGCGCTTACGTTCTTCTGACGCTCTAACCCTCTTACACTCACTTTGAAATTTTAACCAATCATCATATAATCCGGGTCTTCCCGCATAGATCATCCACTCTCTTAGCCATTCTTCTTGTTTTTTTAGCTTTTCTAGCTCCATAAAGTTTTGGAGAGGAGTACCTTTTTTCTTTTTATTTGAACGCCGAGCTATTGCGGACTTAGAGTTAAAATACGTGGCACAACTATCGCTGACATCATACAACTCTCTGCCGTTTTTTAAAGCCGACTTAATAGTATTAAACGCGGCATTGGCGGCTTGCACCTCCGCCAACATACGCTACTTCCTGCTCATGTACGCAGTGGCCCCAAAATACGCTCCACATACGCTGGCTTGCGCTATGTAAAACAAGCCTAACAAATCGCTCAAAGCGTCCACTCGGCTGTCGGGCATAATTGGTAGCATGAGAAATATGGAGAACAACACCATGCTTGCCATTGCTACCCATGCCATGTGCTTTTGGCTATCAGCCTTCTCCTCACGCAGTTCAAGCTCTACTAGCTGTTGATGACGCTCAAGCTCTTCGTCAGTAACCGTGCCATCGCCATCTAAGTCATACTTAGCGTACTTGCTGGATGGCTGTAGCTTCTTAGGTGTCATACCATCCACAACTTTACAGCAAAGACAACCAGCAAAATGCAAATCATTATCAACAAAAAAGAGTCGATGGTAGGTAGCTCCTTCATTGGGGCATCCACTTGAATAAAGCTATAACACTTAGGATAAATGGGTACATACTCCAGAGCATCATCTCTAGACGATCAAACCGCTTAGTCCCAGACTCAAGGCGCTTCTCAATATTTTGGTAACGTACAAGGCACTCTTTCTCGTGAGATTCAAGGCGTATTATTGTTTCTTTAACCGTTGCCACCTATCTTTTCTCCGTGGGTGCTTCTGGGTTTACCCAGCCATTTACTTTAGTCTCTAATGGGTTAACAAAGACAGGCTTGCAGAACGCAATGACGGGCTTAAAATTATCTTCTCTACGCGCTAAGACTCGCGCATCGTTCAAGCAATGCCTTTGGTTAATCCAATGACTCGCTGTCTGCTCTTCCGCATCGGGCGAAAGTTGAACAATCAGCGCGAAAACAATGATTAAATCGCTCATTCACGTTATTGCGTGGGCTGTCTTTGAAGCAGATTGAGAATAGCCTTGGTGTCACTTCTTACTTCGGACAAGTCCTCAACAGCGTTGTCTAGTTGGATTTCGCTACGAGTCATTTGTTGCTGAAGCTCATCGACTTCTTCTTCAATCTTTTCGACCTGTTCGCTCACATCTTCAATGTCTTCCGCGTTCTCTGAGGCCATAGCATCTAGGCTGGCATATGAGAAAATAGCTCCGGTAGCTACTACCACCACGGGAAGTAACCCCAACACATTAGATAACTTTATTTCCATTAAGTAACTCCTTAAATATTAACCGCCAAACAATTGGTCTGGCGGGACCATAGACAAATTAGAGGGGTCTGTAGGCACTGCACCATATGTTCTACCCATAGAAGGACCGGTAGGTAATGCTGGTGGTGGAACAAAAGAGCCAATCCCCTGTTGAAAAGCAGGAACAGGTGCCGGAAAAGGACTCGGGGGAGGTGCCGGAAAAGGACTCGGGGGAGGTGCAACCGGACTATAGGAGGGTACTGACTCGTATAAGACAGGCTCAAAGGCAGGCTCATCAATTGTTACCGGAACTACCGGACTCGGGAACGGACTAACCGGTGGTGGGGCTATTGGATTAACCGGAGGAACTACCGGCTCAAATTTACCATAGTCTTTTTCAGAATCAAAAACCTCCCATCCTTCTGCGGGGGTAATACTCCCACCGTGCGTAGCGCCCCATTTATCACCAGTTTTAGGATTGATATAAACGCGACCCATCATATCAGGAACAGGGCCACCGGCGCTATTGTCCACAAACCCTTCGGGCATATTGTCATATCCAAAAGTATCCGTTGGCTCTCTGGCAAAAGGATTTTTTTGAATTGGAACAGGCGATATAATAGAACCGTCTTCGTTTCGGTCATAGTCAGGAAACACTGGATCACGCTCAATCGGCGTATAAACAAACGGTGGTTCTGGTTCCGGCTCCGGTTCGGGCTCGGGTTCCGGCATCGGATTTATATTTCTCTGCTTGTCGGGTCGAGTACCCGAGTACTGCCTAATAGGGTCTAGCTCACTCGTGTCCATGTTACGAATTGCCGCACCCATCTCGGGGTCTTGCTCACCCGTTACAGGGTCAATATCACGACCAAACTCATCATATAGCGCACGGCCCTCGCTGTCATAAAACCCATAGTCCTCGTTATTGGGTCCAACAGGAACAAACCGTGCCTCTGCGCCGTAGCCGCTACCCGGTATCTTTTGACCGGGGTTTAACGGAATAGTCACCCCCGTTTCCGGAGAGGTGTACATGAAAACGCCTTGACCACCTTCTTCTTCCGCGGGTTGCCAAACTAGACTGCGATCTTCCTTACCACCCTCGTACTGGTCGTAAAGATAGCCATCGGATACACCATCGCCATCCGTGTCATAGTCAAACAAGTCTCCACTAAGACCTTCACGGCCAACCAATACACCATCACGGTATACGTCCTTACCATCACGGCCCGCAATAAGACTGCCCACCCCCTGTTGAGAAGGGTTCCCGCCCGTCACTGGTTGAGAAGGGGCATTAATAATAGAAGGTATGGCATCAACCAACGGGTTGTCCGCACCATAATTACGGTCAGGTCCTCCTCCGCCACCTCTTCTACTAGCTTGCCATTTGTTATACCATGCGCCTTTTTCGGCCTCAGTAAAATCCTCATACCCCTCGGGATAATCCGCATCGGTAGGAATGGCAAAATCAAAGTCCATTTATAACTCTCCTTAAATTAGGAATAACCCATGTAGCTGCCGCCTTTTATCGCAGCACCCATGCCGCGGGCCTTCATCTTGGTCATCTTAGTGGGTATCTTTACGTCCGCTGTCTTACCATACGGTATACGACCCTGACCGGCGATATCCGCAAATTCGGTGGCTTTGGGAGCCGCCGCTGGAGTGTTAGTCACAATTTTTACGCTACGCTTCATGTTATCGCCCCTGTAGTTTTAAAAGTTCACGCTCTCGCGCCGCATCAATTCTGGCCGAGGTCTGACGCTCTTGTGCTGCAATCCTCTCTCCAAACTGATTCTTACGCATATCCAGAGCCTGTGCATCCAATTGCAACTTGCTCTGGTCAATCTGCGCGTCCGCTTGCTCAGACTGCGATTTAAGTTGTAGCTCCTGCTCCTTCAAAGCAATTAACGGGTCAGGACCTTCTTGACCCGCCCCCGCCAACTGTTGCGAGATATCTTTAAGCTGTTGCATACCTTGTGCAACAAACTGCGCGGTCAACGCTTCTACTTCTAACATCTCCTCCGGAGATGCGGGCTGACCCTGCTTCTGCGTTACCTTCTGCATATACGCAACCGCCGCTTGCTCACGAGCCGCCAACTTAACATGCTCCATAACATGCTTCTGCAATGTTATCGCAATAGCGGGCATTTGAGCAACCATCGGAGTCCCACCAAATATCAAGTGCGCCATAATGTGCGACTGATGATCCTGACCCTCAAACGCCTCTAGCTCCAACATGTCCAGAGCGTTGATGTTCTCTTGTGCAGGGTCCGTGGGCCGCGGATCAGGACTCGCCTTCATAATCCGATCCAAGTCAGTCACGCCCAACGCCTCATACATATCACGGTATACTTCGTGCATGTTGTGCAGTTCTGGGGCGGCAGTAGCTAACTGCAACTTACTCTGCGCTAAAGCAATCCGTTGAGCCTGACTAAATACATTCGGATTGCTTACAGGTATTATATCGACTCGATCATCAAAATCTTCAGCCATAACCGAGGCATCTTCCCCAACTACAGCATACGGGTACTCGGCGGGCAAACTCTCACCCATAACACGAGCCAGTATCTTAAACTCTATACGCATGGCATAGTGCAAGCGTTTATGCACCGCACTCATTACCCGAGAGCCCTGCTCAAGCATAGCTATCGTGGTTCCAACCGCCGCCTGTTGGTTCCCGTCACCCACCTTCATATCAGTAATAGTCGCGAACCGCTGACCCGCCTGTACTACAAACCCTAACAACTGATACAACGTCTGGTCGGGACCCTTAAACGGTAAGGGCATTAAGCTGTCGCGAATGGCACCGCCGGGCGCGTCTACATCCCTGAACTCACCGGGTTGCAAAGGCTCGTCGTCGTCCCTGATCCGTAGTCCGCGGGCCTTGAAGCCAGCCGGTAAGTTAGACAAAGTACCCGCATCAATCAACTGGCGCAGAGCAGAAGTAGCTGTACGCGACAAACCGCCTATGGTGTGGATCAAACCTAGACCGTAGAAACCAAAGCCGGGTAAGAATTTGTAGTGAACAAAATATTGTATCTTTTTCTTTAACTCGTCATCTTCTTTATAATTTCTGCGAATTGCCAGAATCTGACCGTTATCCTGTGATATGGTAATCAAATAAGGAACCTTAATACCTGTAGGCTCCCCTTCGTCATCTAACTCTTCATACCCTTCGATCTCTAAGTCAGCATGTACCTCCAACAAAGTACAGTCGTAATCAACCTGAGAGGGCTCCATACCGTCAACATAATTAATTTCACGCTTAACAGAATCTAGGTCGCTCTGTCCGGGTAATACGTCGATGTCTAAATACTGACCCGCATACTGCTTTTTAAGCAAATCGTTTAACGACATGCGTACTACTTGCGTTATGTTAGGACAAGTGTCTAAATCAGAAGTCTCATACGGCACCACGAGGTTTTCCGCAGGAATAAACTTACTTACCGCACGGCCCATTGTCTCGTCGTAATACACCTTCTTAAAAGTACTGCCCGCCAAGGGCAAATAAAACAACATCTGATCCATGTCCGGCGTGTAATCTTCCATCACATTAGTAATGTAATAGTTCATAAACTTCTGAACCCGAGTCGCCTGATCCTTCTTAGCACGAGTCTCTTTACCTAATGACAAGGTCTTAACAGGACCCGTAGCAGGTAACAACTCGTTAAACGCCTGTGCCTGAAACTGAGTCGCCGCTTCTGCCAACAGAGGATGAGTCACGCCAGAGGCTCCACGGAAGGGTTGCTCACGCTCCTCGTAATTAAAACCTAATAGCTCTAACCCGTTAGCGTAAGTCTCTTCCCAATCCTGACGGCCAGCTTTGTTGGAATCAAACTGCTCCAACAAATCACTCGCAATGGCACTTAGCTCACGGTCTGGCATCTCTTCTGCCAGATTAGCGTAGAAGTCGTCATTAAGACCACGGTTGTCCGAAGGATCAAAATCTATCGTGACACCACCGTCATCCTCTTGAATTATCTCTATACCCGAATCGCCCTCAATATCCGAAGACATAACCAAAGGAGACTGTGAATCAGGTATCTCTATTTCTATTTCAGCCACTAAATCTTCAGGGTCCAACTGAGATGGGACGTTTCTGTCCATCAAAGAACCTACGCCTTTTATTTCATTTGCCATCAGTTACTCCTCAGTGGAACGGTCCATTATAGCGTTTAATTGCTCTAATATTTCCGGCTCAAGGGACTCCGCATCCCGTTCAGTTTGTACAGGTAAACCCGCTTTACGCATTGTTTTTACCGTAGCGGCATTACGGCGAGAATCAAGTTCCGCGGATCGCGGTCGGGGTTTGTTCATAAGCTCACCTATTCCTTCTTCAGATGTTCCACGTAGAACATTTTTTTCGTTCTT